CTCCATCTTTTCCCACTGGTAGGTGAGATTGTTGGTGAGCGCCGCTCCCGACAGATACGCCATGGCTTTCAGAATCACGCTGGCGCCCTTTTCGGTGATTACGAAATTTTTATTGTCGCCAGCGGCTATGGTCACATGGTAGCTTGTGCCCGTCGACTGCTGCACCGGGATGGTGTAGTCGGCCTGTATGTCGTCGCTCTGCGTGCCGTACGACACTTTCGCCACCATCCGTATCACCGCGGGGGCATACCCCGAGGCCGCGGCGATATTGCAGAGAATCTGCAACCCGTAGTACGGATTGTCGCCCGCCGGAGCAATCTTCTTGAAAAGCCCCGCGAAGGTGCCCGTCGACGTGTCGCCGCTGAAAGTGATTTTGATGCCGTTGAAATAAAAGTCTATGGCGTCGGGAGTGGCAATGCCCTCGGCCACGCGGCTGCTGGTGCAGACGAAATACAGTATAGGCTTTGTCACCGCGAAGTCCGGGTAGATATTCGTCACATCTGTCGGTGTCCCCTCCCATTCCTGATAGAGGTCCCCGTCCGGGCAGACCACAACCGCCGTATACGTTCCCGACTTGCTGATAAACTTGATTGTCCTTGTTGCCGATGCGCTGCTCATTCCTCTTCAGTTTTAGATGGTGATTCCTCGATGACGAAACGCGGGTCCGTGGCCGCCGGCAGAGCGTGCATCACCGTGCCCTCCTGCTCCTGTCGCGCCTCGTGAGGTCTGAGCGCGAAACCGCCTATTTCCGACAACGTCTCCGACAGCCGCGTCAGCGGGCCGAAAGCAAGCATGTCAGCCTGCCAGAGAATGTAATTGCCGTCAGCTACCTGCAGGCGGTCATTCTGAAGGCCCAGATAAGCGGCCACTTTGGGATTTACCTTGATGTAGAGTGCCATAATACCTTTTTTTAATTGTTATTTTATCAGAATAATATTTCCGTCGCCATCCTCGAAGACAGCCCCGTCGCCATCCTCCCACGCACACAGAGGCCCCGTGTCCTTCACCTCCAGGCCAATCACCGCGCCGTGCTCCTCGCTCAACGCCGCCGTCGACAGCGTCGTGGCCATCCCGTGCGCCACCTGCCGGTAGGTCAGCGTCCCCGCCGCCTTGTTCGTCGCAATATACCACAGCGGCAGCAGCTCACGCTCCGGGTTCGTTATCGCCCCGTTCACATCCCACACCGACGCCACCGGCGCAATCGCCAGCACGTCCGCCGGGATATTCACCGGCACCCCCGAGACCTCGTACTCATATTTCGGAATGCGCCTGACAAACGACACCGTCTTACAGGGCGCCGCCTCCGTCAGCGTCACACCCGCCGGATTGCCCCCGGCGTCATACTTCGCCCGGCAGCGCAGCGTCAGCCCGCCGCCCATCAGCGACCGGTCCACCGTGCAGCTCGTCCCGTCGGCCGATACCTCCACATCATAATCCAGCGTAGTGTCCGTGCCCGCCTCGGTCCATGTGCCCGAATCCTCGCGGAAAACCTCCCACACAAAAATCCGGTTCGCCGCCGCGCACTCATTCACCCCCACCGTCAGACTCGCGTGCACCGTCTGCCTCTCCGGGTCCGTCAGCGGATTGTAAATCGTCTGGTCCGCGGCGTCGAGCGTCAGACGCGGCGCCGGAGCCGAGGCATTGCTGCAAGTCACCGGGAACGTGCGCAGAATCGAGTGGATCTGACCCGTGCGCGGGTCGCAGAACTCCGCGTGGAACGCCAGCGTCACCGCCACCTTCGGCTGTGCATTCTTCTTCACCTTCAGACGCCCGGCCTGCCCGCCCGTCTCCGTCACCTCATAGCCCGGATTGTCGCTCCCTATCAGCGTCGACACCCCGCCCACAATCTCATACCACCTCACATTCGCAAGCTCATGGTTCACACTCCCCGCCGGAAGCACCCCGTCCTTATCCAGACAGCTCACCTGCGGCTGGATAATCAGCGGCGTAAGCGTGTAATCCGGCGTGAACGTCGCCGTCTCAGCGTCATAATTCTGCTTGTTAGGCACCGAGCCGTCCACCGCAAAACCGATATTTATTTGCAGCGGCCTGAAATTAAAATCAAATCTTCTCGTCTTCATCGCTTCTCCATTGTTCGTTAATACTCAAATGATGCCTGCGCCTCGGCGGCAGGATCGCCCATGCCGTCGCGAAGTGTCACCGTGGCCGTGAACCGTATCGTTTTTGGCAGATAGCCGTTGAAATCCATGTCGGCGGCGGTCAGGTGCAGACTCATCCCGGCACCCGCGCGTTTCAGCGCCCACGCATTGTCCGACGCCGTCCGGGGCGTCCCCTGCGCGTCCTCGCTGTATCGCGCCCAAACCACATCCGTGTCTGCGATGTCCTGCGTGATGTCGATGTTATGCAGCCGGGCAATCACCTCCAGCGTCACGTCTATATTGTCAGGGTCAAACAGCAGATCCGTCTCCGCAAACTCCACAGTGAAATCCGGATTGCCTTCGATCATCGCCCAGTCGGTGCCGTCCCATGCAGGAGCATTGTGTGTGCCCGTCTTCATGCAGCGGTAACGGCACCCCATATACCACACGTCCGACGTCTCATAGACACCCGTAGCCCGATTCACAGACTCGCTGTAATAATCAGCCGTGGCGCTCCAGGGGCCGCGGTCGACAAAAGTAACCACGGGCTTGCCCTGATAATCCACGCGCACAATATCCTGAACAATCAGGCCGCGGGCATACACATAATCCTGCCCCTCGATAAGCGGCAGCCCCATCGCCTTCAGGAAATCCGGCACCGAGCCGAACGTCGCGCCATAGTTGCTCCTGTCGATAATCGGCTTGGTCACGCCCGACAGCTTCACAATGCGCCCCTCCGTGCTCGACAGATACAGACAGCTCTGCCTCTCGGGGTCGGTCTGACTGCCCCAGCGTGCCACTTTCATCAGCTCGCACGGCGGATAATTCTTACCCGCCGGCGTCTCGTCGTCGGGGTAAAGCGTCACCTCTATATAATTCAGCGCCGCATTCACACTGTTAACACGCATCCAGCTGGTGTAATAAACCCCGCTGCCTGCTCCCAGCGTGTTGACAATGCCTTTGAGCACGTTGTTTTCGGCCTGCGCTGTATAATACCCCTCCCACTTGCTGTGCAGATACAGCCCGAAAGTCCCGTCGCCGTTATCAACCACCCGGTCGATAGTGTCACACTCCGTCAGCAGCTGGTCACCCTCCAGAGCCGACAATCGGTTTACCACAAACTCCATCGCCTCGAAAAACCCGCGCACCCTCACCGACTCAAACTCCCCGTTGCCATCCTTATCAATCGCCGCACCCCTGCCGGCATACAGCGACCCCACGAAATCACCGAACTCAGCGCCGCTTTCAAAAACAGCCGCCCCCACCGACCGCAGCCCCTGCTCAAACGTGATACGCCCCTCAGCCACATCATCAGCCACCCTGCTCAGAAACCGCTTCAACACCTCACTGTCAGCGTCCAACCCCGCAGCCAGCGTCGCGTGGTCTGCCTCCCGGGCGCGGATAGCTTCGGTCGCTGTATCGGCGCTCTCGGCTTTGATAGCCATATCAGCGCGGGCAGCATGCATGGCTTCCCGAGCCACGTCGCCGGTGCTGTAGCCGTTACCGTTGGTTGCTATGCCTCCTCCGCGGCTGCTCGAGGCGGCACGGCTTTTCGGCTTCTTTATCAGTTTTACATCAATCATTCCAGACCTCCTTTATCGTTAGTTCGGCATAATCCTCGATAAGATTACGACTGATCCCCTGCACATAGAATGTTTTATCGGCCATAGCAGGGTGTCGGTAGTGGTTGAATAGGTCGGCGATACCCGCGCGGTCATCCAGCTTCTGCGTCATCAGTATGCGCGGTTTGTGATACTCGGTATAATAGCTGTCTACATAAAGCTGTTCGGGTTTTGCCTGCTCATGCTTGTTATGGTCGTAGATCGTCAGCAGCCCGAGGCCGGAGGACAGATCCGAAGGTGTTGACAGTTTCACAGAATCCGACACACCTAACTGCCGGCATTCCTCCCGTGTCAGGGCGCTGCTGATTTCAAACTCTATGTCATCCTTGCGGTTCACGAAATTTTCGTGCGTGTCGCTCATGTAAACCACATCATTGTCGCCGGCATTATTTATCAACCCATTGTCACTGTAGATCTTCACCTCGAACGATTTCAGAAAAATCGTGCTCACATGAGCCAGCAAAGGCACCGATTTTTCATTCCATTGGGTGTGCCTGAAAAAGGTTGGATGGCGGCGAGTGATTTCACCCCATGTGGTGTTTACCGGGCCTAATATCATGAATCGGACCTGACCGCTCACCTTGTCACTGTGTCTGACCGGTATGGCAATGCCCTCGGCATCGATCCCTACATTGTAGTCGATATTGTTCTGCAAATTGTATTCCGTGCCGATGATCTTGTCTCCGATTTTGGGATTGAAGCCGATAGTGAAGCATTGCTGATAATACTCGTCATCATCGGCGCACTGTTCGCGTGTCTTATATGGTCTCCATTCAAAATCGGAAATCTGACCGTCGGCACCCGTTTCCACCACGCATTTGTCACCGATTATGAGCATGCACGCCAGTACGGCGATTTTGGAAATATCATCTGTCCGGTCTCCTACAGCACTCGCCTTAAACGCATACTCCTGCGGACCGGCTCCCGTAAACGGCACCAGCCCCCAGTCGGTGTCCTGGTCCCACACCGGCTCCGTCGACGGAGTCGCTGCCTTGAAATATTGCTGAGTATACAGCCGCCCCTTCTCGTTTCCGCGACACGGCACAGGCTTGATCCATCCCATCCACGCCCCCATGCCCCACTCATTATGTGAGTGCAGCTCCTTGTAGGTGTTGGTGTAGTTCATGATAGGATTTAGCACCACACTGCCCGACAATACTATGTAGTTAGTGATGTCCGGATCAGAGGGGGAGTATATGCCCCCCGAGGCACTGCCTGTATATACCGCGCACGGAGCACTGTTTTTCAGACTTGCCTCGTTGGGGAACGGCGCATTATCCAGACCATTGCCGTTGACACTTACAGCCAGATAATCGGTCATGTCGATTTTGGGCACCGGCGCGTTGTCCTTGTGATCCGTCTTGGTCTCCACCTTGCCGAACGACAGCAGCACCGCGCAGGTCTTTTGCGCCATCGCCATATAATTAGGCAGAGCCTGCTGGTCAGTATTATTGCTGCAGAACTTGTCGATCAGATCAGCACCGGTTCCAGCTTCAGGAAACACCCAATTAGGGTTATTCTTTACCCGTAGATACCAGCTCGTGATGAATCCTCCGGGGTAGGTGGTATCGAAACCGTGCGTCATGTTGAAAAACGCACCCATCACACCCTTGTTATCGCCATCATCGTTGATGTCTACCGAATACTCCGTGAGATACTTCTGACGGTTTGTATATGGGTCCTCCAACGCGTCATTGTCCAAAGGGCTTTCTATAACGTTCTCGACACTCTCCACCTTGCAGGTCAACAGTATCTGATTATACACCTCGCCTATACTGATAGTGGTGTCGGTCGAGGCCGCATTGCCGTTGTTAAATTCGACGGTGCTTCTGGCCGTTGTCAGGATCTCGCCGGAAATCAGCTCACGCCACGAAATGGGATCGTCTCCCTTCACGCTTTCCCAGGAAAAGATATAGAAGCACAGCCCGTCCTGCACGATATGCAGATTGAGGTATTTTAGCATTGCCTCCAGCACGGCGTCCTGCTGCCACACATCATCCTCCTCGTCACCTAAAAATAGAAGCTCCGATATGGTCAGCTGATTAAAAATTCCGTAGCGGTCGGCGTCGGCGGTCAGAGCCTTGCTCCCGTCATAGAAATACTTCACACCTCCGGCTCCGGTGATGTCGAGCGAGGAGCACGCGGCGGAGAGGATCTCGCTGAATATATCGCCGAAAACACGCTGATCCGCGTTGGCTTTTACCACCTCATACAGCACGCCCAGACTCCCCACATTGCGGTATTTAGAATTTTGCAGCGCCGAAAGAACATCGACACACGACAGCTCCAGTTCGTCATACACCTCATTATACCCCTGTGAGTAAGTCTGAGGCTCGATAAATCCTGCAAACACACACCGGTCTCCCTTAAATATATTCACCACGGCATCCATGCACGACGTGCAGAACAGCTCCCCGACGAAATCCCGCGTCAGCAGCCGTATGGTCGCCTGACTGCGCAGCAGATGATCGAACGTGTCGTTCACGCTGCTTTCGATTTCCACGGGGTCGTCGGTGAAGAATAAACCGCCTTGCTCGTCGCCGATCTCCACCTGCCGCGTACGGTCGTTCCCGGTCACGATATGCACCGTCACCGTCTCGTCAGTCTGTGTCAAAAAGCTCCCGTAGAAATACATAGCCTCAGATTTTAATATTAGTTTTCCTACCCGACTTGCTCGCAATCCGGGTCTCGTTTGCCAGCACGCATACCAGCTCTCGCCCCGAAGCGCGGAGCGTGCCGCCGACAATCACCGGAGCGCCCGCCGGTGTCATAAGTTTGCGCAACTTATCAAGTGGCGCCACCACCTCCGGATTGTTCGACGCCCCGGCATACTCGCCGATCAGACCTACAGTGGGACCGCTCACTACGCCGCCGTTGGCAAAGGGGGTGGCGGTCACCACCTTTCCTATCCCCTTGACTACTCCCGCCGCAGCAGAGACAAAGCCGGAGGCGATACCGAAACCAGCGAAGGGAATATAGGCGTGCGCCGCATAATAAGCTGCTGCCGCCAGCTTCATATAACTGGCCGTGGTCACTTCATTAGCAGCTGCCACCGGCGCCTGTGCCGCAGCAGCTGCATCAGCAGTCACAGCCCCCGCACCCTGCGTCACTGCCGCCTCAGTCGTCGCAGCAGCCTCAGTCACCTTCGCCGCCGCCTGCGCCTGCGTCACCGTGTTCAGCATATCCATTATGCCCACCACAGACTGAATGCCGTCATAGATCTGGAGGAAACCATCCACCACACCCGTCACCATCTGCCACGCATTGCGGTTGCCCGACAGCGCACCCGTCAGACTTTCCACACCGCTCTGCATTCCCTTTAGGCCGTCCCAGCCGTTACGGAATGTGTCAAACGTCATCACTCCCTCCTTTCGCCACTGCTCATAGGTCGCTTTCAGACTCTCCACATCCTTGCGCAGCGCCTCAGGCAGGGGGTGGTCCATGTCACCGAGCAGCCGGTTCAGCTCCTCGATCTTCGCGGTCAGCTCGTCAAAGCCCATGCCGCGGATCTTTATCTTGTATTCTTTCCCCTGCAGCTTCTTAATATCATCGGCCTCGCGCACCATCTGCGGAATCTCCACGCCCCGCTGCATCGCCTTGCGCTTATCCTCATAAGCCATCTTCGTGCGTTGCAGAGCCGCAATCTCATCATCGCTCGCCCTCTGTATCTTGCCGTCAATATAGCTAATGGCATCGTCGAGTTTCTCGATGGAGTCAAGCGTTGAAATGTCGCCGGGCGCGCTCAGTTCATCCAGCACCTCGTCCCATTTCCTTTTTACCTTATCCAGATCATTGAGATGCTGTCTGGCGAATATCCGCTCCTTCTCGGTGCCGTTCTCCACCAGCCACTCATAATATGCCACAGCCTCATTCAGCTGCGCATAAGTCTTCAGCTCCTCGACAGGCCCTGGCGAATAATTTTTCCGCTCCTTCTCCTCGCGCAGCATTTCCAGACGCTTTCTCTCCGCGTCGATAGCCGGGCGCGCAGCATCCCCCGCCTGCTCATACAGCGCGTTCTGATACTCCAGCTCCTTGCTTATATCCTCCAGAGTCTCCAGCTCCTGCGGGCGCTGCGCGGCCATCTTCAGCAGCTCCATAGCCTGCAATTTCTTTTCGCACAGCGCAATATCCTTCAGCAACTGTCGCTGCTCCGGCGTGTCTTCGCCCGTGAACCGTTTCTCTAAGATATTTTTGTTGTGGCGGTAATCCTCCTCAGTGGTCGGATTCACCACCAGTTTCTTTTTCCTGTCCCCCTTGTCACCCTTCTTAATCTCAGTCGACAGCCCCTTGCCCAAAAGCGCCTGCCTCTTCAACAGCTCCACATTCTGCGCCCTCAGCCCCTCAATCTGCTTTGGATCCGTCGAATTCTTAATAGCCGTGTCATTCTTCTCGATAGCATCAGCGCACTGCTGCCACGACAGCTCATTCACATTCAGAGCCTTTACCGTAGCCCTGCTCTCCTGCCGTGCCGAGGCCGAAGCCGAGGCCAGCTGCCGTGCATTCGCCTCCATCTTAGCCGTCACATCAGCCGCCATCTCACCAGCCTTCTTCTCCGCCGCCACGGCATCCTCATATTCCTTTTCGGCCTTCTCATAATCAGCCGACTTGAGATTCCGCGCAGCCGGCACAGCCACCCCCGGCATCAGCGGCGCCACCGTCGACAGCACCCCCGCAGCCACCCAGTTCTTGTCCTTCCCCTCGGCCTTCAGCTTCTCCATCCTCTCGGCAGCCACCTCCTTTGCCAGCGACGCCTCCGCCTGCTGACGGCTCAGAGCCTGCATCTGAGCCTCATAACCCAGCTGCCTCACATAAATCTGGCTCTTCTTTATCAGAGTGTCATACCAATCAGCAGCAGTCTTCTGCTTCCCGAAGATCTCCCCGTAACTCTCATTCAGATGTGCCACCGCTTCCGTCGTGTCCTTCTTCCCCTTGATCAGCGCCCCCAGCTTCTTGATCTCATCTTCCATGCGCACTTTCGCCTGCGCAGCCGTGCGGATATACTCCCCCTCCGCATCATCCAGCTGCTTCACCCTGCTCGACGCATCATCCGCACTCCTCGAGAAACGCTCCATCACAGCCGACAGACCCGCGATTACCAGGCCGACACCCGAAGCTGCCAGCAGACCCCGCAGAGCAATTTTCAAAGCTGCCACCGTAGCAGCCGCTTTTCCGTTCGCCACAGCCAGCATCTCCAACCCCAGCCGCGTCTGCTTGCTCACAACACCGATAAGCCTGAACAAACCACTCACCGCCTTCGACCGAAGCGCCACTATCTTCTGCACCACCTCCAGCTTCCGGAACCCCTCGACCAAAATAACCACATTCGCCCCCGCGCTCAATGCCGAAGCACCTAAATCCACAAAAGGCTTCACCGGAGCAGTGAACCCCGCAATCCGGTCAGTCACCGCGCCCAACGAATTTTGCAACCTCTGGGCAGTAGCCTCGCCCGTGCTCGCCATCTCGCCATACGCAGCATCCATCGTTCCGGCGCTGTTGACCATCTCGGCCACATTCGCCTGAAACTTCCCGGCCAGCTCGCCCTGCAGAGGAATCAGCGCGCGAAGCGCCTCCGCACTCCCGAACAGCTTACTGTAAACCTCCTGCTCCAGCATCCCGCTCGACTGGGCATACGCCTTGATGCTGCTGTCAAGCTGAGTCAGAAACTCCCTGAAACCTCCCGCGCCCTTGATGGCCGCCGCATTGAACTCAATCCCCATCTTTGCCGCCATCTCCGCGGCCTCGCTGCTCGGCTTCACCAGCGCCGTAAACACCGCCGCCAGCTGCGTCGACACCTCCGCTGTGTTACCGCTCACACCCGTAAGCGTCGCAAACGTCCCCAGCAGCTCATCCACCGACACACCCAGCGTCGCAGCGTTTCCCGTCACCCTCGGCAGCGCCTGCGCCAGCAGCTCGAACGACGTCACACCATTCTTCGCCGTCAGCTGGATCTTATCCTGAATATCGCCCGCGGCGCTCCACTCCAGACCGTAGTTCTTGATCACAGTGGCAGTCACACCCACCACCCTGTTCACATCAGCTATACCACCCACAGCCGACCGCGCCGACCTCTCCAGAAACTCAATCCAGTTATCCTCAGGCACACCGTTCGAAACCACCTGATACAGCCCGTTCGCAAGCTGATCGCGGGCAATCGGAATCTCTCTGGCCAGCGCCGCCACATCGCCCTTGAGCTGCTTGAACCCCGCGGCATCCCTCCCCGCCATCGTGTTCGCAGCCCGCATAGCCTTGTTGAACTCCGCGCTCTCACCCGTCAGATTGCCCAGCATGTCCGAGAGTTGACGGGCAGAATTGGCGCACTCCCGAAAACTTGTAGCAAAGGCAGCAAAGTTTATAACCTTTTTCTGCAACTCCGTCGACACCTTCACCGCCTCCTGCATCGCCTTGCGGAACTCCGAGGCGTCAGCAGTTATGCGCTTCAGTCCGTTGGCATCCTCTGAGATTTTAAACGAAATCGAAATCGCGGTATCCTTGGCCATCCTTGTGATAATCAGTTAACATACAAATATACGAAATATCAAACGCTCCTAAAAGTCACTTTGTCAGAGCATTCGCCGCATATTTTCCTTTGTTTTCCTTTGTTTGCAGAAACAGAAAAATTTAACAATATTTAGCACAGCCTCCTGCCATCTCGACAAAACAAAAAAACAAATTAGCAAAATAACAGCAACTTTTTTTCAAAGCCGCCGTTATTTTGTTATATTTGCAAACAAATCAAATATCGCACCGTGGAATTAATAATCGGGTACATATTAGGCATTGCCTTTTTGGTATTCGCGCTTCTCTCTTTTCTCGGAATCTGCTCTATGTGTTTCGAGAAAGAGAAGCCACTCCCGCCCGGTACCGAAATCATCATCACCATCGAGCGCGAAAACAAAAAAGGCCCTGCCTCCAAAAAGACCGTTAAACATCACCACCGGCCAGACGACGGGCAGCCTCCTCAAATCTCCTGAGTCGTTCCTCGGCAGTCAGCCTCGGTGCCGCCCTCTCAATCGTCCGGCTCTTGTGGTCCCACGGCAGCGGCAACAGCTGCTGCGGAGTAATTTTTCTTTTCAGATGAGGCTGGATCACTATCGCCGCCACCGTCCGCGCCCGCTCCCAGGCATCGCGGTATTGCCCGTCAGCCATCTCGCGCCACGCCTTGCAGATACCCTCGAACTCCTCGAAAGTGCATTTGCAGAAATCGTCATACGACATGCCGATCCCACCCACCGCGATACCTAAAAGGTCATAGACCGCTAACGGCGCTTCCTTTTTTTTTCATCGGAAGCCTCGCCGGCAGGTTCCGCCCCGGCGGTAATGGCGTCATTCCATTCGGCCATATCCTCCGGCGTCAGGCTGTCGGCGAAATCCATCAACGACATATCAAACTGCAGGCCCTCGCGCCTCGACGCCGAAACCACGCAGCACCACAGATAAGTGCACAGATCCGTGAAACTTCCCGCGTCAATCTCCGTAATCTCACGGCCCGTCTCCTGCTTGAAACGGAGCATAGCCCCCATAGTCGGGCTACAGGGGTATGAATTGCCGTTAATATTTATCTCTATGCGCTTCATGCTCCTTCAGTTTCGGGCGCCTCGGTCAGCGCAGTCTCGTCAAACGTCACCTCACCGTCATTTTCCAGACTGATGCTGTAGGTGGCATCATCCTGGGCGGCGTCGGTGCGCTCCAGCGAAGAGATCACAAACTTTCCGGTCAGATAGGGTTTGTCGGTGTTCTCGCGCTCCATGCACTTCACCTCCACGCTCTGACCCTTGGTGATCATCGCCAGACAAGCCTTGTGGCCGTTCTCGCTCTCCTGATAGAACACAAGCCCCTCAGCCGAGATCGAGACGCTCAGACCAACCACGCCCTTGTTTTTCCATAGCCCCGCAGACACACCCTTTGTCGCCACAGGCTTCACCGCGCGGTCCTTGGTCTCGCTGTTGACCGTGGTAGTGTGGGTGGTGCAATGCCCCACGGCCTTGCCCCCGATGTATAACAACATGTCGCTACCATTGCAGTAGCCCGTTTTGGTTGTTGTAGCCATAATTCCCTTTTTCAGTATTAAGTTGTTGAAGAATCGTTTATTTACATTTTCACACTAAAAACAAGCTGCTGCACAAAGGCATCATCCTGATAGGCCTCCTCGCTCTCCGAGAGATAACATGAACGCAGACACATGCCGTTGTGCTCGGCGCTCACATGGTCGAGTGCCCCCCTCACAGCCTCCGCCAGCTCCACACCCTCGCCGTAGCGCTCCGTGAAACAGATCACTTCGATCTGTATCTCGTCCGCCCCGGGCTGCCCGCCCTTCTGCGGACGCGCCGCCAGCGAACTGCGGCGATAGAGTATATACGGAAGCTCCGCGCTGTCAGTAGCCACCGGGAAAACCTTGTTGGTTCTCGCCGACACTTCCGGATCCTCCAGCAGCACCGCGCGGATAATCGCCCCGGCGCTTAACGATGTCTTAGGAACAGCCATTCTTTTTAGCAGCTTTTTTTATTTGATTGATAATTTCTCTATGCAGAGTGCCGGTAACACTGCCACGCACCTCCGACAAAGTTTTTCGCATAAAACCGTAGCGCTTCATCCGTCCCGTCTCGCGGCCCTTGCGCCACCTGCTCCCGTAGTGGCTTCTGGTCCGGCGCCATGTGGTGCCCTCCTCAGCCCAGATAAGCACAGGCTTCCCGGTGGCATAAGGCTTCCCGCGTCGCTTGCGGCTGATGTAATACCCCCGCTCGCCCTTGCCCTTCTTGTTGGCCCTCTTGGTGCCCACAGTCACCAGGAACCCCGCTTTGCGTCTGAACACTATAACCCTTACACCCTTGTCAAGCTCCCCGTCGCCGCCGATACTGTCGTGCAGATTGCCGATGGCAGCCCTGCGCACCCGGTTAGCCTCACGTCGGAAAGCACCCCGCAGAGCCTTCACCCTTTGCTTCGGCGCCAGATCCTCAAACAGTACCTGCAGCCCGCGGTCGTCATATGTCAAAGGAGAAGTCGGCATACACTATTTGTTCACTCGTTCACAGACAAGAGTTTTCATGCCGCGCTCCAGATTCGGTATGATATTGGTCACCGTGTATTCATACCCGCCCAGTTGACGCACCCTCCAGTTTTCACTCACCGGATGTGCGTCGCGGATGTTGAACTCGGCCCGGTAGTCGGGGAAATGCTCGCCGACCTCCTCGCTGCGCCGCCCGCTGGTTTTCACACGCTCGGCGGCCACTGTGCGGAATTCACGGTAGTTCGGCGTTTCCTCCCCGAACCCGTCGGCACCACTCACCGGCTCCAGCAGAACCAGCCTATACTTCATCCGTCCCGCCTGCATCGTCCACAAGTTTACGATAAGGTTTCACCAACGCCTGCAGCGAGGCCGGCACTTCATGCATCTGCACACTGCTCACGCTCTCGCGCTGATTGTACCAGTGCGCCGCCAGCATCATTATCGCCTGCTTCAGCGGCAACGGAAAATCACCCGCGCCAGCCTCGCAAAGCTCTGCCGGCGTGCGGTTGGTAGCGGTCACCACCGCCACCTCCGCAGCCTCGAGCAGATGCTCCAGATACACATCGTCGTCGGCGAAATCATCCGCTCTGACGTGCTTCTTGAATAATGCCAGACTCACTGCAGCCATAGGTCATGGAAGTTACGACGCTTTCACTTTGCCCAGGACAAACGCGTCGTCACGCAGAGTGACGGTGCCGAAACGGGCATTGAGCACAAAGTCTACCGAATTGAGGCGGGCAAGTGTGTAGGGATCCACAGTCAGATTCCAGTCTCCGAAGAAACCTGCCGCCTGATAGCTCCAGTCTCCGAAACCGATATTGCCGGCGCCGATCTCAGAGGTGGTATACACGGGATAGCCGAGAATCATGCCGCCCTCGCAAAGGAATCGGCCGGAGCCGGAATCCACCTTCACGTCGCTCAACTCCGCTTTCATCGCCTCGGTCATCACCCAGCAGGGAGCGATAAGATCGAGTTTCTCGGCCACGCCCGCCACCATAAGCAGCAGCTCGCGGCGGGTAGGAAGCGAGCCGGCAAACTGAGTCGCCTTCTTCGCGGCAGCCACAAACGGACCCACAACCTTACGGGTCTTGCTTTTGCCGTCGGCACCGGTGTAGGTGTCGGTAGTCGAGAACAGAGCGCCATTGATCAGGTCGATGATTGCCTTCGGCATCTCCTCGCGCACAACGCTCTCCACAATGCCGTGGCTGTCCTCCAGCTCCTCGCGGGTAACGGGAACCGCAATACCCATGCGGTGACCGTTGGTCTCCAGTTTGTCCCACGAGATGGAGCTGTCCACAAGCCGCTCGGCCTCATCGGCAAACGACGCCACAGCCTTGCCATGCTTGGGCCAGCGCAGAGTGCCGCTCAGACCGCTGCGGATACTCAGACCCACCTTGTCGTAGATCAGACCCTTGCGGATAGGCTTCAACATCTCCTGCTCATACACCGAAATAATACCGGTGTCGGCCAGAGCCGCGGTAGTCTGAGGATTCACCACAGGGGCGGAGGGAGTAGTCGGATCAGTTTCGGAAACATCCCCCGCGGTGCGGGTGAGCATCACAGTCACCTTCTGATCGCGGTTAAGCAGCGACTCGCGGAGCACCTCGTCTGGGTCGACCTGCGCCGAGCGGCCATGGAAACTTTCCGCCTGAATGGCCTGCATTTTCATCTGGATCAGCTGATTGTCGCGGGTGAGGGCGGCAAACTCCTTGTTTTCGGCATCGCTGCGCTCACGCTGCTCCCTTTCGCACACCTCGGCAATCTCCCCGATACGGTCGCAATTGGCCTGATAGCGGTCAATCAGCTCACGCACATTGGGCTTGTTGCCCTCCTTCTTTTTCTCTTCTTCTTTCATTACTGAAACTGAGTTAGAATTTAATTAAACAATATCTTAAGTCCATCACATCTTTCAAATCTCTCACGCCTCTCAAATCAATTCCTGAGAGGCGGCACGGCGCATTTCGCGCACCTGCCTGCGCACCTTGTCGTAGTCAGGGACCGCCACCCCCCGCGCAGAATTCTCACCCCCCGGCATAGCCTCTCTCTCGCCCGGAGCCTCTTGCCCTTCCGGTGTCCCTTGCCCTTCCGGTGCGCTTCCACTCTCTCCCCGTGCCGAGGCGGAAGCCGAGGACATCCCTCCCTCCCGCAGCTCCGAAACCAGCTCGCGAGCCTCCACCGACGTAGCCGGATATGCCGGATCCGCCGCCAGCGTGAAATCATATACGCCCGTAACAGCCTTCACAGTGTAGGTTATCTGAGCGGCCCCGTTGACCACCTTAGACGTGCGCTCCACAAAATCGCTGTCCCAATATCGGGTAGTAAAAGCAAAGCTGCACCCCGACAAGTCGCCCCGACGCACCAGCTCCAGAGCCTCATCGCCATTAGGCGACTTAGGCAGCTCCAGATTGAAGCCGACACCCTTTTCATCGACGAAATACTCCAGAGTGCCGGTGCCCTTGTTGCTTCGCCCGAGAATCAGCTGACGGTCATGATACATCGTAAACTTGATGTCACAGCCATCCAGCAGCTCCTTGGTAATAGCCCCCGGTGCAATCACCTCGCGCGCCTCGCTCTCCTCGTCGCTCCACAACGGATCCGACGGAGTGTTGAACAAAATCGCATAACCGGTGATCATGCGCCCGGGGGCTTCCCCCTCCGCAACCTCACGCACGCGCAGCTCCGCGCACACAGTGCGCATAGTGCGCCTCACCTCAGTATCTTTATTCCCTTTCGTCATCGTCTTTGCCATCGTCTTTGTCTGTCTCTTTATCACCGCCGGGGTTGTCATCTCACTCTGCCTGTGCCGAGGCGGAAGCCGAGGAATCACCCGCTGCGCCGATCTCATCAATACCCCGCAGATTAGCTGATACCAATATCGCCTCGCCACCATCAACAGGAGGCAGGTTATTCATCCTGCGCACCTCATTTACCGACGTTCCGAGCTGCAGCAGCTTCGTGCCGTAGTTCATCATTCCGTTAAGATCGCATGCAAACAACTCGCGGCGGTCGAATTTGAATTTGTATTTGTAGCACAGTTGCGGAGCCACAAGTTTGCGTCGCAGCTCCGTCTCGATATTACGAAGCAGAGGATTCAGCGTGTGGCTCAGAAAATCCACATCCGCCTGCTCCACCGTCTTGTAATTGTTGCTCGTGTCTGCATAAACAAACGTCGGAGGCACACTGAAAAATCTGCAAATCTCCAGCACCGTAAACTTCCGGCTCTCCAGAAACTGCAGATCCGTCGAACTCAGAGAAAGCTGCTGAAAATCCACCTGCCCCGGAAGGCTCACTATCCTTTCGCCGCCCTGAAAAAGGCCATCGATATATGCCGCCGTTTTGGCCAGCTGCTTGTCCTGATACTCGCCGAAGCCATGCGCAGTCTTGTCGTTCGACAATATGCCTCGCACATTGCCTCCGTTTGCGAAACGATTCCGTGTTTCCCGGTCACCCGTCACCGCAATGCCCATAGTCAGCCGCGCGTAGGTCAGCACACTCACGCCCCTTTTGCTGTCGCGAAGCGTCAGACCCTTTATGTGGATGATCTCATTTTCGGCAAACGTCCCGCTAATCCCGTTCTCGAAGTCACAGACGGTATAGCGGTCATTGACCGTATCGTGCGCCACGGTGCCCCTGCCGCACAGCGCCAGCCGGTCAAGTTCCATACTCGCGCCATTGAAAACCGGCACGATGTAGGCATTACCCTCCATCAGCAACTCCTGCCCCACCTGGCGCCAAAAGTCAAAAGCGTTAAGGGCATAGTCGGGCTGCACATTCAGCAGATAATCCAGCCGGGGATCCGGCGCCTCCACAAACACCCCGTCCCGCAATCTGACATACTGCAGCGGCAGATTAGCCACGCTCTCACTCAGCAGCTTCACACAGCGAAAAACCGTGGCTATACTCATGGCCCGGTGATCACTGCCATCAAACGTCAGAGCATTCCCTGTGCGCGGCGAATAGCTCGCCGAACCGTCAGTCGGATTCTCCCGCTTGAAATAATCAAAAATATGCCGCAGAAAGCCCATTTCGAATTGCACTGATATGCAAAGATAATCAATTGCACATTTCCTTAAAAATTTGACTTTCAGCGCTTTGTTTTCTTTTATTTTCCTTTGGTCACTTTATTTTCCTTTATTCTCCTTTATTTCCCTAATCCTAAAAATATTTAACTCTATTTAACAAATATAATCCCTAAATAATTGTTTATATCAAATATATTTTATATCTTTGTAGTGTAATCAAAAACCAATAACGAAAGGAGGTGTAAAAATGAAATGAATTACAAAAAATGGTTGATTTACCGAATATTCGACCTGCTTGCCCTAATCGAAACTCCGGAAAATCAACCTATTATCCGACAAATCCAAGGTCTTCTATACAATCTGATGGATGACTGATTAAAAGCCCCCGGGTGACAGACGGGGGCAAATTTACTAATAATTGAAAAAACGCCAATATGGAAACAAAAAAAAACACCACCGCCGGAATTGAAAAACCAACCTTTGAACAAATATGCGATCCCAAATTCCGCAGAGCGCAGAACATCACAATCAAATCAGGCGCTGTATTCGTTGCATTCAACGAATTAAAAGGTCTGATCAACAACGCCGCCCTCTCCCGTCAATACTTCAAGCGCAGCCCCTCATGGCTCACACAGCGCATCAACGGAAACATCGTCTTCAACAAAAAAGCCGGATTCCGTCCCGACGAATACCACCAGCTGGCCGAAGCCTTCCGCGACATCGCCCGCCGCCTCAACGCCCACGCCGACGAAATCGACGCCGCAGACCCAGACCCTGAATAACCCGCAATCTCCAACAGCCCGATTCTCTGTCCATTCGCCATCCCGCGCCGAGGCGGAAGCCGAGGATTCTCATCCTACCGCGTATAGTCGATAAACAGACGCAGACACATGAGCTTGGTGATAACACCGTCGATCTTCTGAGTCTGCGTCCGTTTGATCGGCTTGCAGTTCTCGAGTTTATCACTGTCGAGCACAGCATTACCAAAGCAGTAGTAATTGATAGGGTTGTCGTTGATGAATATATGACCCGTTTTGGCGCCATGCTCGAAACTCTCCACCGGAGCCGTGAAGTTTCCGTAAGTCTGCCGCACACCCGCCAGCACATTATCCGCGCCCGAGGCCGCCAGCATATTGACCACCTCCAGGCTCTTATACGGGTCATAGCCTATGCCGAGAATGCGCACTACCTTGTTGAGATACAACACATAATCCACAATCGCGCGATAGTCGATGACATCGCCCGCCGTCAGTATCAGATAACCCTTTTCAGCCCATACCCGGTACATCCTCTCGTTCGGATGCCCCGGCAACGCACCCTCCGGGAAAAAGTAGGCCGTATGAAAATTGAAATTCTTCCGGTCATAATCATAAATCCCTACAGTCACGGCGCTAAAATCATCACTCTCCGACAGGTCAATGGCCACCATCGCGTCCGGCCTCCCCTTGATGGCATCCAACGGCATGGGGCGCGCGATACTCCTGGCCAGAGTACTGCTTATCCAGCTACGCTGCTGATTCTCCGAGTAAACATTCAGCAGCTTGGTGCGAAACGCCAGCATAGCTGCCGAACCGTTACGCACAGCATTCTTGTACTCCTGTCGATAAAAATCCAGACTCACCGTCACTCCCATGTGCGGCTGCACCTTCAGCCACGTAGCCTCGCTGTCCTCCGGGTCATCCAGATCAGGCTCGAATATATGGGCAAACAGACTGTCATCCTCAAACTCACCCATCAGAACCGATTTATAGCCCTGCAGCATTTCGTAAAACGGCCCCTCGAAAACGTCGCTGGCCGTGGTGATAATCACCGTCAGCGGATTCTCCCTTACACCCATCGACGTAGTCAACACAGTAAGCAGACTATTGTCCCTTGCCTGACTGAATTCGTCCATGATAACCGTACTGGCATTCAAGCCATCCTTCGTCCGGGCGTTTGCCGTCAGACATTGCGCGAAAGCGTTACGATCCTTGCGCTTGCTCTTTATCGTCTGCTCGTTGATGGTGTAGCGCCGCCCCTTCGGATCTAATTTCCGCATGCACCCGCGGATCACGTCAAAACACTTCTTCGCCTGGTCATTACTGTTAGCCCCCGTGTAACTCTCGGCATTCGCGTCCCCGAAAAGCAGATCATCAATTGCGAGCGACGCACTCGACGTAGTCTTGCTGAACTTGCGGGGCACAAACAGCACCGCCTCACGCACCACCCTGTGACCATTGTTCCAGAACCCGTAGATACTGGCGAACTGAAACGCCTGTACCGGCGTCAGCCTGTACCTCTGCAATCCGGTCTTCCCCGGGAAATACAGATTTTCATAGAGTGTGAAAAACCGATGCACCTCTGTAGCGTTTATCCCGTATTTGTCAGCCATACGCAAAAAGCGCATGACCGCCAGCTGCTCATAGAGATTGTGACCGTCAGGATTCCCGGCCACCTCCTCGACATAACACTGCAGCCTCTCATCAACCTCAACCAGCCGGTAATCCCCCAGCCGCCCCAGCACCTCGGCCAACTGCGCCGACACATCCGTCTTCGCCTGCCGCAATCTGTCCTTTTCTTCCTCCGTCATGCCGTCGTATCTGAGATGTCTCGTTTTACGATGTTTGTTTTTTTGCGGCCTGCGTTCTTGACCTTTTTGGTCAGATCGATCAGCGGATCGTCTTCGTCAGTCCCGGTCAACTCCTCGGCGGTCAGACCTAACGCTTTCATCTGTCGGGTCACGCTGTCCTGCGCGTCCTTCTGAACCTTGAATGCCGGATGAGGTGCCCACGTTTCATTCCCGTAGCGCGACGTGACAGGTATGGTGACACCTTCCAATTTGTCGATCTCGTCGTTTGCCAAATCGAGAGTGCGCAGCGCACCGGCCAGCGACAGAATCTGTGCCCCGAGACTCTTGCTGTATTTCCCGGCAGCTTTCAGCGCCTTTTCGACTTCCTTTTTGTATTCATTAACCTTTTTAGCCATGCTCTGTTAAAATTTATATATTTGCTTAAATTGAAAAAATAGCTCGTGCCCTCACAAAGGGGCAGGCGAGGTTCAACGGAGGCATACCCCCTTAAAAAAACACCCCCCTCTTTGTTACGAATTGTTAAAGAATTTAACAATTACCGCCGCTACCTTTTCTGCATTCCGACGACGCGTCGCCTCCTTTCCGCAACGTCCCATCTCTGTGTGGATCTTGACATGGCAGGCATGACACAACGCACACAGATTTTTAGGATCATACATAAGCCTGTACTTCTCGACGTAGTTGATGCCCTCCTCTACAGGCCTCCGGTGGTGAACCTCGGTAGCCGGAGTAACATAACCCTCAGCCTCGCACCTTTCGCACAGCGGGTGATCTGTAAGAACGTCGTGCCTCAGACGTAACCACCGCGAAGTGTGAATCAGCTTTATATAATCCTTGTCTTTAGCCATTTGAATGCTTACGTATCAGATAGTTCAGACTGTCCAGCAAGCTCTGCTGCTTGGCTTTCTTGTTTTCGAGAGACGCGCTGGCGCGCTCATCCACAGTGTGCGCGCCGATCAGCTTGTATACGATAACATGATGCTTCTGTCCCTGACGGTGCAGACGGGCATTAGCCTGCTGAAACAGTTCCAGATCCCAGCCTGTGCCGAACCAAACGATGTAGTGGCCACCCTGCTGCATGTTTAGGCCATATGCCGTGCTGGCAGGGTGGGCCAGAAGGACATCGATTTTGCCGGCATTCCAGTCCACCAGCTGTCGCTCTCCCTGGTATACCTCCACGCGATAGCCTTTGAGCTTCTTTGTGATCCTCGGAATATCATGTTTGAACTGGTAGAATACCAGAACACTGCAGCCGTTTGCGGCTTCCACGATCTCGGCCAGTTTGTCCACCTTCTCGTTGTGGATTTCATGCACATTATGCTCCTCGTCATACACCGCGCCATTGGCAAACTGTGCCAGCTTGTTCATCAGACCTGCTGCCGAATTAGCCAGAATATTGGTCGATTCCCCCTCATGCTCCTGTTTGAACTCCAGGACCTTCTCCCGCTCGAACTTATTGTAAGCGGCCATAGTAGCAGGGGGCAATTCCACAGATACGGTATGTATCATCAGATCCGGCAACTGGAGATAATCCTTCGCCTGCATACTGAGACAGATGTCTGATATACGATTTCGAATAATATCATCGTGTCCTTTTTTCACATCGCACCGTACAATGATGTTGTTCCACTTGTGGGTTTCAAAGTGACTTTCCCTATATCTCGTCACCGAACTGCCCAACCGCTGCCCCATGTCGATACAGTATAGCTGACCCCACAGATCAATCAGGCCGTTTGGAGCCGGAGTGCCGGTCAGACCGATAACACGATGCACACTCGGGCGGGCTACACGCATAGCCTTGAACCGTTGAGACTTCGAGTTCTTGAAACTTGTAAGCTCGTCGATGACCAAAACATCGAAAGGCAGCTGCCCGCCATACAGCCCGACAAGCCACACAAAGTTGTCACGCCCGATAACGTAGATGTCGGCCTTTTCGGCCAGAGCCATTTTGCGCTGCTTCTCCGTGCCCATGACCTTGGCCACCCTCAGCCCCCGCAGATGATCCCATTTGGCGGCCTCAGTGGTCCAGGTGGTTTCGGCCACCTTTTTCGGAGCCACAACCAGGGCGCGGCTGATCTCGCAATCATCGATGAGATCCTGAATGGCCGTGAGAGTGCTGACCGTTTTGCCCAGACCCATGTCGAGAAAAAGGCCGCAGCTCGGATTGTCCAGTATCCACTGCGTCGCAGTTCGTTGATAATCGAATGGCTGGTAAATCATGGCTTGAAAAATTCAATCAGTTTGTCGACGTCGGCCTTGTTGTCGATTACTATGACCGGATGCCCCATGCCTGACAGCTCTGCCATCCGCAGCTGTTGAATCTTTGTAGGCTTCCGGCCTTTGCTCTTGAGTTCGACCCATGCCACCTGACCATCGGGAAGCACTAACAGACGGTCGGGATAACCCACCATATTCGCATTGGAATATTTGAGGCATAGCAACCCGTTTTGCTTCGCCATATCCACCAGATAACGTTCGATTGCTTTCTCTGAAAAATCGGCATGTCGGGTCAGATTCTCGATACTTTTGCTATTCATGATTTCGATTCTTTATTGCCAAATACTTTGTCATCTTTGAAATGTCTCCAGACATCAATCCAAATAGTCTCTCCGTCACTGCGTATGTGCCCTACATTCCGATACAGGGAGCGGGCATCCGTTTGTATCACTATGCGCATTTCGGCGTCATCGGGATACTTGGAAATTGCTTTTATAAAATCTCTCTTTTTCATACTTTTTTTTGGGGGGGG